TCGAACCGTCGCCTCTACTAAAATACCTCGCTCTGACCTACCGCCCGTCAACGAGGTCTCTGGTGTGGAGGGGACAAACATACAGTTATACGCCAAGGGGGGTAAGAGTCCCGAAAGCAGAGGACTGGAGAGGTTCTACATCACCGCCGTGGGTGCTCTACCAGAGTATAAGGGCGGTCTACAACTCAAGAACAAAAGATTATTGACAATTAACGAAAGGAGGCACTATGCCACGACCAACACCAGCAGTAGAACGAGCAGTGGACGCTTTTAACATCACCGCCAGCGTAAATCCGAACATCATTGTAACTTCTCGGAATATACGACTTAGTACAATTTTTAGAACAGCCCCAGGGGATCCAAATCGGATATATGTCAATGGTTTGACATTGGGAGGATCTATCGAGTTTCGCGAGACTGAGATAGATGAACTGATTTCAGTTCTCATGCGATACCGAGCCAATATGGTGGATAACGCAGTACAAACATTAGCAGCGCCGACAGACGACGCAGATTTGGAGATTTAATATGAGTGACGCAGCAAAATCAACACTAGCATGGCTATTTATTGTCATGGCAATCATTGGTATCATTGTCGGACTTATGTTCGGTTACCAAAACTTCAAGGTATTCTCACGCGAGCAAGAGGGTAAAGCACAGCTCGCTGAGGCTACCTTTGGTAAGCAAGTACAGCTTGAACAAGCTAAAGCCAATCTCGAAGCACAGAAACTCAACTCACAAGCTGAGGTAGAACGTGCTAAGGGTGCAGCTCAAGCCATTGAGATTGAATCAGGCAAGCTTACCGAGAACTACATCCGTTATCTTTGGGTCCAACAACAAGAAAACCTCAATGACAAGACAGTTATTTACATCCCAACAGAAGCGGGCCTCCCGATTACGGAATCAGCACGGATAAGGTAATGTCAGAACACCTGCCCTTGATTGAATTAAGAGAGTTGTACGAACGACAGAACGCAACGCAGTTGATGGCCATGAGAGCTGTTCACCTGACTCAAATGACTGAACATGAACGACATGTGCACATGATTAACGATGTCATGGGTGGGATTGGGGTGATTGATATGGCAGCATATGACGCCTCAGACGACACCAGAAGCTCCCTAGAGCACCCTGAAGACGATCAGTGGATACCGAAAGGGCAAGACTGATGGCAAGTAAGCAAGAAGGTCCTTGGCACATTGCCGCCTTGGTGGCTGGTATACTAATACTATTCATCGGAGCAGCAGTTCTAGGAACATATATCCTGACTCATCCGAAACCAGATACTCAAACAATTTACGTAGAAGGAGGCTCATATGAAAAAGACATATAAATACGACAATGGGAAGGGTAACATGGTCAGTCGCCAACGCCTGCACCAGATGCGTAATCCCGAAAAGACACGAGCACTTCAAAAGAAGTATTATGATGCTCACGCCGAGGAACTAAAAGCAAAGACACGAGCTTGGCTTGCTAAGTTCAAAGAAGAGCACGATGGATTGAGTTACGCACAGTGGCGTTATAGAAATGCCGCGAAGAAAACCGACTAGCGGACAGATGAACCTCATGGGGGAGTTCTTTGACTTAGGGTTGAAGTATCCTCCCAAGGTATCATGGAGTGATGACCACTTAGCGGTGGTTGTTGTTCGTTTCCCCCCGGGGACTCACGATATTGACCGAGCGATGTCACTAAAAGCGGCGACTGAACTGGCGAAAACTATTAAGACCAGCTCTCCAATTTGGAACCGACGAAAGAAAGCAAAAGCACCATCATAATCTATTGTATATACAGTACGGTTATGGTAGACTAGTCTCAGTACAGAAGTAATTCATACGAGGGTACGAAACTTAAAAATTCGGCGGAACAAAACAAAATAATTGGAGGCACGTAATGGCCGAGCCAAAAGTAAAATTGACACTTGGGGCAACGCTACCGACTGATACTCAGTACGAGAACGTTCAACCAACTGTCGAAGTAGAAGCAGATACATTTGAAGAGGCAGCTGATATTGCGTTAGCCCAAATCAAAAGTATCGCTGACAAAGTACGAAGCAAGAATCCTTTCATCATTGTTGAAGCCAAACCGCAAGATCTCGCTGAGATTGAAACGTTGGTAGACATTGACGGAGTAAAAGTAAAGTGGAATCCTGCCCAGCACCGTTACCAAGATAACTATTTATCTGGTTCTGCTTTCTCTCACAAGTTCATTCAAGATTTCCCTGCGGATAAAATTAGCTCTGTAATGGCTGCTAAAGCCGGAGTACCGCAAGAGGAGATTCTGAGCATGTGGAAGACCAACGCCGAGGCCTCAACAAGCCTAGGCACTGCCATTCATGCAGCTCTTGAGTTGTATGGTAAATACAAAGATACTTCAATGATGGTAAAAGGCGACTTGACATCAGCTATCCACAAAAACCCGTTCTTAAAGCACGTCATTGATCTGTTTTATAAGGACCGAGGTGATGAGGTTGCTGTATACGAACCTTTTGTCGCATTAGAAGATAAGAAGCTTTGTGGGTTCATTGACCGATTACTGATCGTTGACGCGGAGAATAAGATTGCCCGCATCCAGGACTACAAGACAAACCCAGACATAGGTAAGAAGAAAGGTATCCTTGCACCATTCAAAACGGTGATTGAGAATACTGAACTAGGCGCTTACTGGCTACAGCTTTCGTTCTATGCGTACATCATGATTCAGAAGGGTTGGACGATCGAAGGCTTGGATATTTTCAATATCTGTGCAAGAGAACAAGAAGACGGTTCGCTTAAAATCGAGCTAGAGACTTACTCTCACGACGTAATCGACATCAGTGAAGCACTCAAGGCATAAAGGAAGTAACAAATGTACGGACTTAAAAAACGCGTCTTCCAGGCAGCAGAGACTGCTACCCCTGTAAAGACCCAGCGAAAGAAGAGTGTGTTCATTCGGGGACTTGACGAGCAAATTCTTGCTCATCTGGTACAACACCCCAATAAAACAACTCCTCAACTGCTCAAGAAGTTTAATATTGCTAATAGTACCCTACATAATTCACTCCACCGACTTGTTTCGGACGGACGGGTTACCAAGGTGCCTTACAATGGTAGGCGTATGAAATATAGCGCTACACCAGGTGCAACAACAAAGGAATTGATCGACGAGCTAGAAACTCGTGCAGAGCGCATCCTGCAATATGTGAATGATCACATTGACGTTCAATATACTAACAATCAAATGGCTGACGAACTCGGTATATCACGGGGAAGTATCACCTATGAAGTTAACAAACTTCTCAAACGCGGTCTCATTCCAACCGACCACCGTAATGGTGCAACTCAGGAAGAGCCAACCACACCAGAGCCTACCAAGGAAACTTTGACTCCAGCCAAGACGGCAACAAATGAGGCAACTTTGAATGACATCGTTGAAACACTCATTTGGGAGTACATCAAGGCAACACGTAACACTGATCTGTTACTGTTCCTATCATGGCTTGACAATAAGAAATAACACAAGGAGTCCCCACTATGGACAAAGATTACACAATCATCAAAGCGGAACGACGTGAAAAATGGTTTAGCAAACAGTTCAACAAAGAATACCAAGCTTACGCGGTCCAACTGGAAGGCGTTGAAGGATGGGTAGAGCTTTCACAACTGCTTGATACACCAGCCCCGGCACCGGGAGCAACGCTTCACGGTCACACATACGCCACTACAGTGGGAGAAAACACATACTTGAAGTTCAAAAAGGTTAATCCAAACTTTCAGAACGGTCCAGCAGCACCCCAGGCAACGACTCCGGGCGCATTAGTAGGAGCGGATAAGACGCTTGACTACGCGGTGGAGATGCTAGAAGAGCTGACCGGGCGTCGCCCTAAGAAAGCGGAAGCTAAAAAGGAAGATGTTGTCATTGATGACCTCGATGATGAAATCAACCTAGCTGATATTCCTTTCTAGGAGCGACCATGAATACAGTAACAGTAGTCAATCTAATTACAGCGGAAATCGAGAAGCTAAACCTTCATCCGCTAGATGACTACTCAGGAGATACCTTATCAAGAGTAGCGGTTCGACTAGCATCGTATAAAGCCGGACTAGGCCGCCACTTGAACAAAGCGCGTAAAGCTACTTGGCAGGCTGAGAAAATCCTCAAGTTAGCGAAAGCAACGAGTTATCAGAGTCTGAAAGAGAGTGGTATCAATAGCACTGATGCCAAGGAACTCAGGATACTGGCAGTAAGCGAACAATATGATGCTTACATTGAAGCCCAGAGTCTCGAAGACCAGCTCAATACCCTTTCATTCAATGTGCACGACTTAATTGACGCCATCAAGAGTAGGCTTATAAACCTACAAATGGAACAGAGAGAATCAAATGTCACCTAGTCGTAAGCGTGGCTTTGCAACTCTCAGTCCAGCACAAAGAAAAGCCGTGTCCCGTAAGGGCGGTAAAGCGAAAGTGTCCAAAGGTTTCGCTACCATGAGTCCTGAACGCCTATCTGAAGTAGGTCGCAAGGGAGCTTTAGCACGACTTGAAAAGAAAAGAAAGGAGCAAAACAATGAGCAAAATTCTATACCCGATTGGGACGAAGGTAATCCTTCGGAAGAATAAAGAGTTACCAGTACGGCAAGTTAGCCCACTCTATGTCACGAAGTACACTAAAGGAAGTAAAACACCTTATGGCGTTGGATATGGCAAAGATGGATCAACACTCCGTAGTAACCTGGCTGTTGGTGATCTCATGTCCTGGGAGGGATACATTGACGCGTTGTTACGCAAAGAGGAATCCCAAAATAAGGTAGAAGACACAGCAAAAGCATCGGGTTTGAGCCGTAGCGAAGTCGATGACATCGTTAAGGAAGCAGTAAAGGAGGCCACCGCAGGCCTTCGAGTAGACATGAGAATCAACATGGAGGAGGAAATGAGAGATCAGATCCGCCAAGAAGTTGCAGACTCATACAGGAAAGAACAAGCATTAACCGCTGAACGCAAAGCAAAAGCTAGCGCAGCAAAGAAGGAGACACATATGTCAGATTTAACACACGGTAAAACACTACGTCAGCTCGTAAAATGGGCTTCACTAAGCAAGGACGAACGCGTCCTTCGTGAATCAGGATTCCTTGATGAAGGTGGATCAGTAACAGAGCAAGGTCGTCGTATCATCATCGACACCATTTACGCAGAAGACGGTGATCTTCAAAAAGCCATCGTAAAGGCGATTAAGAAAACACTCCCAAAAGCGTCAAAGAGCAAGGACGAAGACGACGAATAGTCATCGCCGTTAAGTTCCTGCTCGGGGTAGCGATAGGTGTACTCATTTCCCTTGTAGTACACCTACAATCCCAAATAGGTATTCTGAACTAAAGCCGTAGCCCCTAGTGGCAGAACGTAGCCCTCGTTGTTAGCCAGGTGTTCACAAATAGAGTATGATTGTTGAATGAAGCTTAAAGGCAAGAAAACAAAAGAATGGCTCGTCATACGCAGGCAATGGGTAATTTCTAATCCTCCCAACCATATGAACGAGTACATTTGCGGGATCTGTAGCCTACCTGTTCAAGCCGATCGAATGGAACTGCACCACGTGTGGGGACGCAAAGGAAAGCTACTGTCGAATGTAGAACATCTTGTGCCAACACACGCGCTCTGCAATCAGGAGGTCGGTAGCAAACGCGGTGTTCGTAAAGTAACGTCGAGTGAATACGAACTTCGCAGACAGATGGACCTTTAGTATAATATTAGGAGTGGTGAGAACCAGTACGGTACGGGGAGCCTTGTGATTAACAGGCGTAAAGATTGAAGCGAACGACCCACCTCACCACTAAAGTAGGAGAAACACACTTTGAGTAGAATCAAAGAACTAGTATCAGAAGATGTTGACCAATTTGACGAACCCATTGGGCCCGGGCTGGTTAAGAGTCAATCCCTAACTATTATTGGTAGCCTTGCCAAGCTCAATGAGCATGACAGCGCCAACCGCAGCAATCGTTTTGTGGGGGCCAAGTTGAAAGCAGAAATGACTGAAATGGTCATGCTTCAATGCGGTCCCCTGAAACCTATAACAGGCCCAGTCGTTGTAAGCTTCCACTGGTACTTTTCCAGCAAGCATGATTTTGACAATATCGGGTTCGCCCGTAAGTACGTCTTAGACGGTATGGTGCACTCAGGAAAGTTACCAAACGACAATCAAAGTTGGGTTCATGGTTTCGGTGCAGAGTATTTTACAAAAGTCCCGAAAGGGCAAGAGAAGGTTGTAGTCACTATAGTGGCAAGCGATCGCACGTTATAGATGGTAATGAGCGTAAGGCTAGTGAAATAGAGTAGATTACGGCAAAACCCAGTCTGACCGTAGCGAACGCGACCCTAGAGCTGGGGTGATGGGGTCACTATTCTAATTCCCCCGAAATCGAGGGTTTTAGAATCTTCTTACGCTCTTTACTGTCTATAACAATCGTACATTCACATGGCTACAGAAGAGTGTGGTATCCGTGAGGACCACGAGGTTACCTCGCCCCTTGCCGGGGGCTACATTTCCCCTATTGCTCTTATGTAGTCAGCTGATAGCAAAATAAGTGGTGACTAGTTAAGCCACGAAGTCTGTAGGCGTTTATCGTGACTACCGCTATCAGGGCCAGTAGTGGAAGGGCAGACAAAAGAGTAATCTGCGGCGATACGAGGCTTTCGAGCCGAGTGCATTAACAGGCCATGTCTACTACTGGTTCCATGTGAGCGTATGATAGAATTTTTAGGGGCTGCATGTGGCAATCAGTTTCTTCATTTACTGGTTGTCACTATTGGTCTCTCTGACCATTACCCTCCGGGCAGCAGAGTGGAGTTCCTTTCGGCTCGAACGTTAATGGTGCCTTTTCAAAGTTGCTAGATAAGATTAGGAATAACACCAACGTGCTTTGCTGCCAACCATGCTATAATGACTGCATATAGTGATTGAGGTTACTATCGCACCTTCCTTTTTGTAGGATCACTGACAAAGCCTTCCAAGGTCCATATCGTCAGTGTGTCACCCACCCGTGTCCTGGTTTTAGCTTTGCTAGTGTGTTCCAGGGCACAAACTAAAAGACCCCCTTTCGGAGGTCTTTTTTTATTGGTCGAATTAACGACGGAAGATGTACACGAGTCCAGCGACGATAGCTACCACAAGGGCGGCGACGACAAGTACAGTTACTAAGTCCATAGTATCTCCTATTTAGTGTTAGATTTCTTAAAGTAACCCGAAGCGAACGTTACGATAGTCTGCACAAAGCTGACGATCACGATCACCGCTGATACTGCCTGTGAGGCTTGCTCAGAGACTCCCTCAGGAACGACAATGCCTGTCATACCCAAGATTGCTACGATAGCAGTAATGACTACTCCAGCGGCTCCTACGGCCGCTACTTTTGCAGTCGGCTTTAGGTTTGGCTGAGTATACGTTGTTGGTTGTGCGATTGGTGTTGATTCAGTTGTTGCCATTATTTGACTCCTTTAAATTTGTTCCAGATAGCTGATACTAGTTCCCCTACAGTATAGCTGTTAAGGTCTTTGGTGTTAAGATTTAACTTCTCAATTTCAGCATCCTTTTTAGCAATAGAACCGTTGAGAGATACGATTTGGGTATCAAGCTCTGTAATCTTATTGGTTGTTTCTGTTAGCTTCTCGTTTGAAACGTCGAGAGAGGCTTGCATGCCAGCACGTTCAGCGATAGCAACATTCAGTTGTTGTACTAGTGCACCACGTTCGTTAAAGGCCTGTAGCCAAGCGTCTTTAGTTGCTCGATAGCTAGCACCTTCATCCCATGCTTGTTGGACAAACTTTTGCCAAGTCTGACCGACCCAGGCGTTTCCTTCTTGCTCATCGTAACCACCAGTGTGAGTTTTGTTACGGTCCCAGCCTTTTACTTCGCTGTTGACTACTCGTAGTTGTACAATGTCGTTTCTTGTAATCACTTCTTCTTCTCCTGAGCTTACACTCTGGTTAATGTAATTTGCTGGGTCAATGCGTCCGGCATAGCCGTTCTTCCAGTTTGGTGATCCTGGGAATGTTTCAAAGTGCAGGTGAGGACCTGTGACACCGCCTGTAGCACCCGAGTACCCAATAACCTGACCCTGTGATACTCTCTGGCCTTTACTCACAATAGTGGAGCTTAGGTGAGCGTATCCAGTGAATGAGTCTGAGTGGTTAATCAGTACGGCAATCCCTGCTACTGCTCCCACCCAGCTAGAGTTTTGTCCCCAACCTTCAAAGTATATTGTTCCGTCAGCTGAAGCGACTACTGGAGTCCCCGTATTAACAGCAATATCCCACCCGTTGTGACCAAGTTGACCATATTTTGCGTAGTATTCAGCATTACCGCCGAAGTTCTGAGTTCGCTGTCCGTTGACTGGTAGGATAAATCTTGGCATATACTATTTCCCGCTTTTAACTGTAAAGGTGTTGCTGCGTCCGCTTGACTCGAACCCATAAATATTGTATTTGTTATCAAATTTATAATAACATTCTTTTGGCAGGGAGTCTATTACATCTCGTGGTATGATTGCTGTTGACTCTACTCTGAGGTTCTTACCAACAAACTTGTTAGTATCCTGATTGACTGGAGCATACTCCTGAGTACGTGGCCCAATAATGCAGGTTAAGGTTCGTAAACTCTTGCCGTCTATTGAGAAGTCCTTGTCATATGTGGAGACAATCTTCACCGCATCACCCTCTGTATACTCTGTTTTATCCGTTCGGATGGTCCAATTCTTAAGAGGGCTAACTGGGTTAATGCTGAGTGCAACCAAAGCGACAGTTAACACAAGGGCAATCACTGATGCTGCAACTCCTGCGATTATTAATCTCCTAGCTGTTTTTTCACTCACCGCTAATACCTCCTACGCAGTACATGTTAAGGGGTTTCCAGGTAGTTTCGCCTTGAATCCTCCAGGATACAACACCATCGACACATTCCATCTCGGGGGTTCCACCATTACTACCATTGAGACCTGGCACACCTTGTGGTCCAGCAGGCCCATCTTCACCGTTTAAGCCGTTAGTACCATTGGTTCCGTTGCCACCATTTTCTCCATTACTTCCTGAAGCTCCTGATGTGCCACTTTGACCAGCAGGTCCAGGAGGACCTTGGGGACCAGGTTTACCACTTTCACCGGGACTTCCGGGTACAGTAAATGTTGTGTAATCCTTGTCGTTAGCGCTAGCGTAATAGACTACTGCTACGTTTAGAACGATCATAGCAACAAGGATGAACACTCCAATACCCGCTAGTATAGCCGCAGTATGTTTTTTCAACCAACTCATGATGCCACCACTTTAAATAGGTTAGCAAATAGCTGGAAGAAGTATGTGATGATAAGGATACCGAGTGCACTACCCATCCAGATCAAGAACTTTTTCTGAGGACGGTACTCAGCATGGACTTTATCAATAGCGGCCCTAAGCTCGTCTTTGGTAACGAGTTTGTTGTCAATCTTAGTGCCAAGACTGTTGATTAAGCCTTTGATTTCTTCACTGTCAGTCTTGCGGTTGACTTCGTTATCTTCTACCTGTTTATAGATAGCATCAACTTGCCAGTTCTTTGCGAACTCCTCTGACTCCTGGACTGTTCTTGTTCTACTTGGCATATCGTTAATCACCTATGGCCTCGATAATAATAGGGTATGTACCATCAGCACGATCAAAGTTGAGAGTAAATTGTCCAACACCGAAGGATACTAGACTGGCCGACACTACTCGGCGTAAAACTCCACTTGGTGAATCGTAGTGGCTGATCGCGTAAGCGTTACTCGTACGACTAATACCACCACCCAACACTGAGTGAGCGTACTGTTTGATAGTCCCATTGTTGTCCTGGGAGACGCCATATGAGAAGTGGGGGATCGTATCAGAGGCTGGCAATGTACCTTGCGAACCCATTGTGATACGAAGGATCTTAATAGTAGTGACCCCAGGAGTTAAGAACGTTTGTGTTCCGATAGATCCTTGAGTTGTGTTACCGATAAATACGTTCATTATTGACTCCTTGTTTTCTGACTGCTTGGTGTCAGAGTAATATATATATTGTTGCGAAGCTCGTCTTGAAGATCCTCATCAATCTGAGGGTATTTCTCAAAGAACTTGCTCATACGTTCGTTGACAGTAGCATTAAATTCAGCTGCCTTACGTTTTGCCTTTTCGGGATTGCCTTCTTTGTACAGCTTTGTAACAAGGTCATCTCGGGCACCACGTCCAACGACGTTACCAGCGGCTTGGTAGAAAGCTTTATATATCTCTTCCTCGCCACGTGGAGCTTCAGCTACTTTACGCTTATCGGCTGGGCTAAGCGCTGTGTTGTTAGATCCGTAGGTGTTAGTACCGATACCGACAAAGTTAGTCGCAGCAGTGCCGACCGTAGCAGCGGTGTTACCGCCAGTAGCCTCGTAGGTGTCCTGAGCACCTTGGATACCAAGTGGGAGGAACATACCAGCGATAACTTTCCAAGGGTCTAGTTCGTTTCCAGCAATGTCTTTACCTTCCAGCAATGTCATACCCGTATTAACTGTAGGGGCTGTCTTATTCTGTACGAAGTCACCAAGAACGGATAAGCGAGTCGGGCCGAATGGATCTTCACCGAGGTTCTGTACGTCACCGTTGGTGTTTGTCTTTTGGTTACTGATCTGACGAGCAGCTAATACGATGTTTTGTTGTAGACCACCCATGATGTCGAAGCGAGTATCACCAACCTTGATCTTCATGAAGTCAGATGATCGTGGGTCAGCAGATACGTCAGCACCAGCCGCAGCCGCAGCTGATAGAACTGTACTAATAGCGGTTGTGAAACCAGCTAGGTTCTTGAGAGCCTCCTTCTTAGCTGGGCCAGATAGTTGAGCGTAGTATACAGGGTTGATTTTGTCGATGTTACTCTTCCAGAAGCGAGCGGCGAACAGTGTGTTAGATAGCGCAGGAGCAGCGGTCTCAAAGAAGCTTCGTTCTGAAATGATAGGGTCGCCACCACGTCCTCGACCAGTAGAAGTATCAATAACACGTCCGAGATCTCGTTGAGCCTTTTTACCAAGTGATTCAAGTTTCTTGACACCACCCATACCGTTAATGATTGACTTAGCAATCTCAGCGCGCATGACTGTCGCAGCACCAGTGTAGGCACGGTCAGAGGCAGCAATTACATGTCCAACACCAAGTTTCTTAGCAGCCTTGCTTTCGAGGATAAGGGCTGAGCTACCGAATACTTCGTCACTCTGTCCGTTAACACCATCAAGTGAGAGTTTCATGTTGTCGAACATCTCAGCAAATCCGTTGCCATTCTTGTCCGTTAGGGTAGCGATACGATCCATTTCTTTGGCGAAGTACTTAGGGTCTACGGCGAAGCGCAGACTTTTACCAGTTGCACGTGCCCAGATAACCGGGTGAGTTGCACCAGCGTAAGCACCTTGACGAAGGGCGAAGCTAAGGTCTCCTGTTGCAAGAAGTCCACGAGGGAGTGAAGCAATAGCAGCGCCCCACTTACCAATCTTCTCCCAAACACCTTTTTGTTCAGCCATTTCACGAAGTGCAAGGAGGGCGGCCTGCTTATCTGGACCGTCTTTCATGTTCGTAATGTCTTTAACTGCTTCATCCATCTGGTTAATAGTAGCTTCAGTAAGAGGTTTACCCTTGTCTTTAGCGACTGTCTCGGCGTGTTTGACAATGTAGCGAGGGTTAGCTTTGTAGATTGCTCCAGTAGCACGGAGTGTACGACCAGCAACACTAGCGTTACCAAGGATTTCGTCCCATACTTGACCTGATTCAGTAGCAAGTCCACGAGCATCGTAGTAACGAGCTAGCTGGTTACCGAGTTGCATCTGTGCGTCACCGTTCTTAGCGATCAGTGTGCGGCTAAAGAAGAGTTCACGAGCTGAGTCAATGTCGTCTTTAACAAGCTTAGCAGCAGCTGGAATGAGGATGTCATCTTTATGAACATCGTGTCCTAGTGCAGTAATAGCTTTCTTAGTATCGGCTGATATGACGTCACTAGCTAGAAGGCGTTCATAGCCTGCGTTAGCGGCTGTTTCACCATTAGTTGGGTTAGTAAGCGTCTCGGCTTCAGGAGCATCGTAGTAAGCCTCTCCTTCGACTGTAGCTTTAGCACGTTCAGTTCGTGCTTTCTGGATATTCTCAGTAGCAATAGGCGTAATCTTACCAGTTTCATCGAATGATTCAGGGCTAAGATCAGTATCGAGTACGTCATTGATCTTTTGGTTGGCTTCATCAGACGTAGCCGCTGGGTTTGCCATGCGAGTCTTTGCAGCTTCAACCTGTGTGTCGATAGAGGCGATCTCATCTTCTAGAGCTTTTGTACGGTCACGAATGGCTACAGGGTCAGGTACTTTAAGCATGCCACCTGATTGTTCGATAGAAGCTTTATCTTCCATAGTGATCTTTTCAAGGTTTTGATGAGCTTGAATACGGGCAGCAGAAGCCTCTTCGATAGCTTGCATGAGGGCAGGCGCTTCAGCGGCATCGTCAGGATAACGAGCGCCAAGATCGTCCAATTGTTTAGTATACTTAGCGTCTACCTCTTTAATGGCAGCCTGTGCAGCTACTTCATCGACTGCACCGCTTTCTACGGCTTGGGATAATTGTTCAATTTCTTTAGTGCGGGCGTCATCAATAGCATCAGCTTTACGGTGATACGGTGATTTGACCATAATGTCATTGTATTGGTCGATTTGCTTCTCAGCATCAGCAACCATTTTGGCGGCTTCACTTTGTGCAGCAACGCGTTCAGGTGATTGAACTTGCTCTTCCGCTTTGGTAAGACCCTCTGATTTAGTTTCACGAACAAGGCCATTCTCTTCAAGGTACTTGCCGTCCATATTATTGATCTGTTCGATCTCATCAGCGATAGCTTGACGTCGATCGGTATAGAAGGCCTCAGTTGGTTCTGACGCTAGTTTCTGTATAGGAGCTTCTTCGGCTACCTTTGCAGCATCTTTGATCTTCTTGCCATCTTTAGCGGCGTTGACAAACTTGTTACCAGCAGCGAGTCCCCCAGTGAGTGACCCGGCGACGTCGATAGCAGCAAATGCACCTTCTGATTGATTAGGTGCGGCACCAGTCTGCTCAGTAGCAACCTTAATAGATTCCTTACCAGAGGCGATCTTATCAGTAATACGTTTGCGAGCAGCATCAGCCTCTTCACGTGTCATTTGTCCTGAGTTCTCAGCGTCATCAATAAACTTCTGGTAGTTCTTACCAAGCTCTTCATCAACTACTGTATTACCTTCACGGCGTTGTAGGATGTTTGAGTTAGCGACCTGTTGGCCAAGAGTCCTTGGTGAGTCTAGGGCGAAGTCTACAGCAGCCTTACCGCCCTCTAATAGTGTCGGTGCACGTAGCGCTTCAGCTGCTTGTTGTTTGATAACTTCAGCTTGGCCCTGGTCAATTTTGCCTTCTTTTAGGTCAGCATCTACTTTGGCGTTACCCTCAGCTAATTTCTTTTCATTCTCATCCTGTTTCCAAGGAGTGGCTTTGAAGGCGTTATCGTTAATAAAGCCAAGTGCTCCGCCGACTACATTGCCAACATTCTTAGCGGCATCAGCAAAGAAGTTATTCTTGTCAGCCTCGGGATTAGCAGTTGATGCCATTTGAGCTTGTTCGAGTGCAAATTGTTCTTCTTCACGTTTCTTAAGACCACTAGAGAAAGCTTTAGCACGAGTTTCGATAGCCTTGAAAGAGCCAGTGTCTTTCCCGGTGTAACCTCGGTAAGTATCAGCCATGATTAGAAACCGTAGTATTGTTTACGGAAGCTATACACTTCCTTTGCGGCGTCTTGGATTGTCTTACCGTACGCAGCAGCATATTGGTTAAGGACGTTCTTCTCTGTGTAACCAGCTTTACGCCAGTCGTCCGTGCCGTTTTCAAAGGCTCCGACAAGGTATTGCTGAGCGGTTGGGCCAGCAGGTGCAGCGGCAGCACGACTTGCAGCAGCTTGTGCTGAACGGTTGAGTGCATTTTGTTGTGCCTCGAATTGTCGTTGTGCTTCTTGAGCAAGGTACTGATCGAGAGAGCTTTGTTGTGTCTGACGAATCTGCATCGCTTGGTTAGACTTAGTAAGGTTAAGATCAGCAAGTGCTTGATCAAGCTGTAGTTCATCTGAGTTTTGTGAAGCGTTAGCAGCTTGCAACCCTGGAAGATAGTTTGTAGAGAGGTAATTAGCCTGTTCATCAAGAGGAATACCACTGAATGATAGCCCACGGTTCGTTGCTTGGTTGTTGATCGTATTGAAGCCTTGAACACGAGAGCCTTCAAGAGCCGATCGCTGTGCATCGTATTTAGGTGCAATGCCAGCTTTGCGCTGGGCTAGTACATCGGTAGACTGCTGAAAGGCGGGGTTTAGCTCAGCAATAATCTGATCTAGGCCTTGTACTGCGGGGGCTGCCATTAGTGTTAATTTACTCCAATAGGTTTATAAACATACTATATCCTATGTTTGCCAATACGGCAAGCACTACGGGATAATAATAGTCAGAGTGTAGTTGAAGGTCAGCGCAGGAGCTGGAGATGAGGCCGCAGCCGAGAAAGCACGGACATAAACGTTGGTTGCATCCCACGTGACAGTCAATCCACGAACAGTTGTCGCAAACGGTGTTGTTGCTAAAAAGTTACCCGTGTCAGTAGGGAAGTTTGAGATACAACTGATAAGAATATTATCGTCCCCGTAACCGTGAGGGATCGTGTTTGTGGCGTTCACGCTGCTGGAAGTACCTGGTAAGTTAATCGTTCCAGTATACTGCTCTACGACTTTCAGTGTTGAGGTCGAATCTTTGAGGATAACTTTAGTGAGGTCCATTATGCTACCGTCCTGTCGTAAATGTGATAGTGAACTGTATACGGGAAGGGGCGGTTATTACCGTCTGAGAAGATACGGATATTATTACTATCGCTTCCCACGTACAGGTTAGAGTTGGCCTCTACTTCATTCATCATACCTTGAGTGTCAACGAAGAATCGTACATACGGAGGGCGAGAAACAACACTGGCGGGGATGGCTAGGGTAGCGTCGATCTGATAGACGGTACCAAGGATGTCAGTAAAGGGCGTAGCTGTTACCGAACCATGAAACACTTCATGAAGATACGAGAATCCTGAATAAAAGGACGTGAACTTATACTGTGATTTAGGTACTGTCATTATGCGTTACTCGCCGTATTAAGAATGTAGTAACGGATTGTCCAGTTAGTTGCCGGGAAGACCTGAGAGTTAACATATAGCTTGTTAGAAGTAATAGAAGCTCTCAATCGGTTGCCTGATTGCTCCCAGACACTAGAACCAGCTTGCTTAGCCGCCACGATGAACTTCGGTGGGAACGTCAGGTTTAAGTCAGTGAAGTCTACTACCTGGGTGTTGCTCGCTGTGACAGCAAGTGTTACTTCAGCAGACCTAAAGAGCTGGTCGATGTTCCAGCCTGAGTAGAAGAGAGTATTAGTACCATCTATAGCCATTACGAATCAAAGAGCGTATTAACGTCTACTCCTGGTTTACTAATGATGAACCCGTAGGTATTGTCGGGGAGCTTCCCAAGGATGATACGGTTTACGCCGTCTTGATCTTTGAACGTTTGAGATACGTTAACATTCTCAAGCAGCGCAAAGTTCTGGTTCAACGCCATCATTAACTGGTCCTGACTCATGGAAGGAGTGAAGCGAATTGTTGATAGTGACATGAGTTATCCCCTTTAAGCTATTACTGAATAGTACGCTGTGACTGATGAACTGGTAGAGGATGTAGTCGTACCCACAACGTTAATGCTCGTATCTGTTCCGAACGATTCTTCTGTGAATCGAATTGAACCTGAACTGTTGTAAGTAAATGTAGCATCGAATCCAAGCATAGCGTTGTAGTTTGCTATACCGACAGGGAGTGGCGAAGAGAGGGCCGTAACGAAAGCAGGGCCGTTGAATCCACTGAGAGTCGTCGTCACCTTTTTCTTATACATTTTGAATGTACCCATATCGAATACTGTCCACCCATTGGCGTCTTGAGTTACACCTGGAGCGAGCTTTGTTGATGTCACTGATGACGAGGCAAGCTTGCCTGATGTTACGGCACTATCTAAAAGGTTCTGAGCGTCGATGTTTCCGTTGACTACCTGCGAGACCTGAGTGAACCGAATGTTAAGATCGTTCGCATCGGCTGCTGTGTCGTCCTGGACATCTGTAATGTTTAGTAATGTCATGTTAAATTCCTTATAGCCTCTTGGCTTTATAACTATATTGTACACCGAAGAAGAACACTGGGTTGTTCACTCCTCGTCGGGATAGGCGCATCTGCCAGTAGTAGGCAAATCCTGGGAATCGCAACTTACGTGGCTTAAAGCCTGTTGCACCACCCCAGAGAGTGCCATCTCCCCAGTTGAAGCTACCCCATTGTGCAGCTCCACCTGCTAGCATGATCTCGTTTTGAACAGGACTATCTGACTGGTCCTTGTCCATGTCCACGCTCACTAGGAACTCTTGTCCAATTGATTGGATGAGCGGGAAGTACTTAAGCAGACGCTTCTTCTGAGCTGGACCCCCGAGGGAGTCGTACTTGGTCCAGTAAGCAAAGTCTATAGCTTTACCGAGTGAGCTGTAGTTTTGTTCAGCGTTCTGGATTGATCCAACAAACGAGCTTGATTCAATGAGGCGGCCGTCATCATTATTGTCAGTGAAGGCAACAGCGCGGTTAACATATACTTCGGTATCATGCTGCCACTCTTCGTAATCATTGTGATAAAGAAGCGCTTCACTGTTGTAGCTCATACCGCCTACTGAGTAATAGAAACGAATTTGACGATTCCACTTGGCCAGCGTGGCGTTCTCTTTATTAGTCATCCGGCGGAACTCAGACTGGATCTTTTCAGAGATTAACTTGTCGCCTGACCCGTTGTGAAGGAATAGCCCATTGCGCGAGATAAAGAAGATGTTGTTCTCATCAGATAGAATACCCTGTTGGGATACTGCACCTTCGCTACCAATAGCCTCGCGGAGTGTGTACGAACCACGGTCGCTACCGTAAAGGTCATACTTTTTATTTGTTGTGAAGATCTTGAGTACATCCTGGAACGGTTCGATACCAACAATAGGCTGGCCAAAACGAGGAGCTGGCACATAGATGAACGAAACAGACAGCCACGCGTAGTACCACTGTGCAGTCACAGCAGCGTTGCTTGGATTGCCGGGGTTCTCTGAGAAGACTAGTTTGTTACGGTCACTTGCACTTACGCCAGCAAGTCGGTCTTTGTGCATCTTAATAGTAAAGAGAATTGGAAGGTTGCCGTTAACGATCTTCTCGATACCAGTCTCTTTAATTGATACATCGTCAAGTGTGAAGTTAGCAGAGGTAGATCCGATTGTTATCGAAGTCCCAGCGACGGCAGGAGCATAGCTATAGCTCACAAGCTGCCATGCGCCTGTGGTGGTAACTGGTGTACCGATGTTAACGTTAGGACCTGTCATGTAGGCGTAGATATCATTACCAGCTGTGGCTTTAACCCAGAAGCTGACGGTTACTTCTTTGAACTGAGTGAAGGTTACGTTCTGTACGGCGCTACGGATACCTGAAGTAGCAGCAACGCTAAGACTAGCGACTCCTGAGTGGAAGTCCCCGGTTGTTCGTGAGATCGTATTACCTGAACCACCAGCACTTGACCATCCAGCGGTATTAACTTCAAAAGTACCGTTACTAATCTTCTCGGCATTAGTTGCGGTTGTAGTACCGTTCCAGGTGGTAAGAGGGTCGAATCCGTTGACCCAGAACACCTTGCCATCGCCTGACGTAAAGTTATAGTTCACTGCTTGGTTGCTAAGTCCTGTGATAATAGGAGCGTAAGTACCGTTTGTGTCGTTTACTGCATACATTGTCTGATCGAATACTACGAGGGTCTTGTTGATACCATCTTGAGGGGTAAAGCGAAACATCCCCTTATCCTTCTTACTGCTAGCGATGTAAGTCTTGAAGTTTAAGGAGTACGTTGTTGGCATAAGACCACCAAGACCAGCGCTCGATAGGAGTGATAGAGCTGAAGAAGTATTGGTTGCCACTTGGTAACCGTCACCACCATCGTCTTGAACTTTTAGTACAATCCAATATTTTGTAGATGCTGTCAAGTTAGGAGCTTCGATGAATCGAGCTGAAACATATGAGTACGTATCAAGGATAGCAGCTGACGCAAGTGAGCTATCCGCAATCTTGTCACCTGGCTTGTTGGAATTATCATTATAGATCTCAACAATAACTGGTCCACTTCCTGTGCCTTTGCGGATATTAATCTCTAGCTTTGTCAGGCGTGATGTAACAGTCGGAGTAAACGGCATAGCTCGCCAGTTCATAATAATACCGACACTTCCAGCCGCTTGGCCAGTTGTACTTACATTCGATACGTTAGTTGCCTCATCAATAGGATTGGCGTATTCACCTGGTCCCTTGCGACTTGATACAGAAATCTGACGACCATCTTCGTTATCAGCGTACAGGCGAAAGTTCTTAGCAAAAGGAGTACGGCCTTTTTCAATAAGGTCATACGGTGAAGTTGTATCTAGCCCACGAAAATCAAACTGAGTCTCGGTTGGGTTATTACGAGTAGACGGCACCGCTGTTGTCCTCGGAGCTGAGAACTTACTACGCCCAGGCATTGTTAACGACTCCTACGCGGTGCTCTACGGTTTGGCTGACTCATAATGACGGGCTGTCCTGTGATGCGGAACCCGTAGCGCGAGACAAGTCGGTCAAGGTTATCATTATATTCATTACCAATAACACCGGCAAGGTCGTAGTCTTCATTGCGTTGAAGGACTCGCTTGAAAGCACCTAGTACTAATAGCTCTTGGAACTCTTCAGGTACTTCGGGGACATCAAGGTCATCTTCGAGAAGAGCGGGCTTTTTAATATAAGATACATCCATCTTGTACGGAAGATCAATCGGGCGAGAAGTATACATCTTACCTGCGTATGAAGTCCAGGCAACGATAGGTCCAGCCTCGTTAAGAATGGGAGTTGGGTATAGTTGGTTAAACAATTTGTAAGGAATCATCAACTTAGTGATGTCTCGTTGGCTACCGTCAGGATCACTAATTACGGCGCTCTGTAGTACCTGAAGGTCAGGTGGAAATTCAAAAATGTAATTGTCTGATGGTAGGCTACCAGAGAAGATTTTCTCCATGAATGGTAGCTCGAAGCTATTAAAGATCTCTCTTTGAGTCGCGTTGATGAAGCGATCAACAACTCCTGAGTCGAAAGAAGTATCGTCTAGTTTGTCGTCAGTGACCTGATTGCGAATGTTCGAGAGGTTGTAATCCATGTTATGATTCTACACCATATTCTCCGCCATCGTCAATGGTAGATGCTGTATATGTCCCTTGTGGTTTAATAACGTACTTATAGAAGCCATCTTCAGCCAATTCTCCAGCGACAATTGTTCCATCAGGGAGTCGGAAATATCGGTAGTACCCTGGACCTTCGTTAACTGGGAGAGGGAAAGATTCTCCAATTCTTGATGTACCAGTAATATCGTGCTTGATCTGGATAATGACAGTAGCCGTACCACTGATGGTCTTGGTGACTGAACTTTGAATGCGCGACGTACCAGCGATTGTGCGTAAAATGCTTTTAGTAATGCGCGATACACCAGTCGTTGTGGCCTGGAAAGTTTTGGTGATGCGCGATGTACCAGTAATGATCTGGAGGCTGCTATTGCCGATACGTGCCGTACCCGATTGGGACTGCTGGATTGATTTTGTAATCCTTGAGATACCAGAAATATTATTAGGAAATGTTTTTGTAATTCTTGCAACACCTGTTTGAGTCTTAGGCTGGGGTTTTGCAATACTTGATAGACCATTGATGATGCTCAAAACGGTTTGCTGGATGCGAGAGATACCGCTCTGGTTCTGAGTTATAGTAGCTTCAATCCTAGAAGTACCTATAGTTGTACGAGTCGTTAGAACATCAGTAACCTGGATGTAGGCAAGACCTGTCTGATTCCTAGTGGTTGTGACCTCAATACGAGAAACACCAGTGACAGTGACTGGGATTGATTTCGTTACCCTAGAAGTACCTGTCTGTGTACGTGGGATTGACTTAGTAATACGAGAGATACCCGTTTGCGTATTAGGGAAGATCTTTGTAATCCTTGACGTACCAGTAATCGTCTGAGTCGTAGTGATCGAACCTGGTCGAAGTATTTCACCAGCAGCCTGCATACCCCAAGTCGAAGAACCCCACCCACCAACGATTCCGTTGATTGGCATGGATGTTGGACCCGAATTGATAATGTTAGCCGTACCTGTTTGATCTTGTGGACGTGTGTCGTTGGTCGTGACAGAGTAAGATACATCGTAAGTGTTTGAACCAATCCAACCGCCTCCGATAAAGAATGCTGTATTCTCACTTGAAATATAGTCGTCGTAGTACCCAACGTTCAGACCATTGCTTGAGTCGCCTCCCCCGTAAGACACAATAACGGCGTAGTACGTATTAGGGAGTAAAGTATACGAAGCCATATTCGCTGTATAAAAGGCATAACTAGTTGTGAGCCCAGTGACATTATAGCTAGGTGATATAGATAACTGTGTTGTTGGTATAGCGTCCACCCCTGGTGTTCCAGAAACAGAAAATAAGGCAACGTTATACGAGCCAGTTGGGGCACCTGTCTTCTTGAGGTAGAAGTTTATTCGTGCAAGGCTTCCGCCCGCCCCACTATTGAAGACTTGAGCAGCACCCGTTACACCTGCTCCGTAGAGCAAATACCCGGTTGTTGGGGGTGATCCTTGAGTCCTTAAAGCAATAGTAGCCATGTCGTATTACCTTACGACGTTGGCCGTCGTCCTTTGGCTGACCACGTAATAGTTGCACCGACAACCCCCGTAAATCCCAGGATACCAACAGATAGCAAGGGACGCTCTGCAATAGCGGTAAAGCCTGTCTTAGTTTCTTCGATCTTACGAAGACTAGACCCAGTAACATTCGAGTTTAGTGTCATCTGAACGCGTGGTATATTATCAAATGCGATTGGAAATGTCACAGAAATTGATCCACCAGATACACTCGCAATAACCCCCTCTTGGAGCATAATGTCAGTTGTAGTAACTTCCCAGTTTGTCGTACCTGGAGCGCTCCAGTCAGTATCGCTACCGCCTTGAATCATCCTGACATTACCGTTTAGAAGTTCTGATGCCGTTACTTTTGTTTCAGCCATTATGCTGGCCCCACTGCTATCCATGATATTTGCTGGCCTGTTATTGCACTACCGGCTGGGTTAATAGTCGTGACAGAAGCTGTTGTAGTGGTCGAATTATTGAAACGAACATAACAGTTTGCGCTAACGTTGCCGAATTGATTGCCGCTCATTACAGGAGGTTGAGAGAATGGTTCTGGAAAGGTTATGGTCATACCGTCAGCGGTCACTATGACTACACCCACCTGCACTTTATTAGGTGTGGTGGCAGTGTCATAATTTGTGGTCCCGCCGGTACTCCAGTTTGTAGCGTTGCCACCTTGACGGGCGACTACTTGATTTACCTGTCTTGCATTAAGTCTTTGTTTAGCCATATTAAACTCCTATCGCTATCCAGTGAATATAAACGGTATTACCGGATGTCCAGTTAAATGATGAGTTGAACGTGCCAGCAGTTAGCGTTGCGCCGGTTGTACTTACTGTACGCGCCATTGCTGCGGCAGCCTGTACGTTAGCACCACCTGCCCCTAGTGTGCTACTAGCACCAGCAGTGTCACCACCAAATGTGGCCAATACTATCGGCACTGAAGTAAATGCAGACCCGAAGGTTATCACGATGGTGGCATTCGGTGTTGTACTTGACACGGGAATCGCCACCCAACCCGTCTCAATTCTTGGGTTTGTCACTGTATTGCTTGTGTTATTCTGTCGTCCTGTACCAACGAGAGGCAACCTTGCTAAAGCGTCAAGTGGGAATAGTGTATTAGCTGTGGGAGTTGATGAAGCATGTAAGTTATCGACGGTATCAGCATTACCGCTTACTGAAGCAGCGAACTGATAGTTCACCATAATATCGTCACCTGTCAATGGTGCATCTGACATTGTGAATCCGCCCGTTGCTGGACTATTCTCAAAGAAGTGTACTCCTCGCTTCTGTTTATCACCGTTAATGTAAACTTCGAGGGATGCTCCAATATATGGGCGGTTCGTTGTATAGACTGTGTTGCCCCCGACAGCACCAGCTGGCACTTCATCAGTGATGAGACTGTTAGATCCTTGAATCATTACCTGGGAACCAACGATACCATTAACGAGAAGCTTAGCGCCAGTTGCTGGGGCTGATGCAAAAGTGATTGTATTGCCTGAAATAGTATAGTCGTTACCAGCACCAGATTGCATACGGACACCGTTCTTAAATACTTCGACTGATGAGTAGAGTTGTGAGGTTGTGAAAGTAGTTAGTGCACCGTTTGGAGTTCCTCCGAGCACTTCACCAATCACGATACTAGAGGTGTATACGTCTTCAGTGTAAACACCATTAGTAATAATCCAACCAGCAACGACAGTCTTGGCGGTTGTACTCTTCTGAGCACGAACGATTGTAAGCGTGTCAGTGGAGACAGCCGTAACAAGAACTATCTCGCTTGTGCCTGGAGTTGAAAGGCTCGCAGGGGGCGTTAGAGTGGCGTAGAAGGGCGCTGTTGGGAAGTAGGTACCAGTGGCAGCGGTAACAACAAGAGATAATCCAGTAGTTGCTGGACTTGGGGCGGTCGCTACGAAGCTTGCCGCGAGATTCTTGGTGTTAGCCATTGATGTAAAGTACTTTCTTCTCTATTTCACCATCAGGGTTTTTGCCCTCATAGCCGATGACGTAACGGCTCACATGAGCCACTTGCCATTCTCCATTTATATTATCACGTATAGTTTCTCGATAATAGATCAGTTTACGCTCAGTGAGTGGAACTTGTTCAAGGGAGAATTGGTCAGTCTCATCTTCTGGACGGAACATACCAGTTTCAAGATTGATACCGAAACCACCAACCCAGAACATCTTTAGCTGGCCGTCATACTCTAAGACGTCACGAAAAGCCGATGGATTCCATTCGGCTGAGTCGTCATGCTTTGAATAGCGGTCATCGTGAGGTTGATTAATGGTGTGGCCATCTTCAAAGTCCGCCTGCCAAAGATGTGTTAGGTTTGCTGTCGCCATGGTATTGACTCCTTCGGCATTGTATTGCCTGATATGTTAATGTACTAGTTTTCGTTGTACTGAAGTGTGAGCGTGACAGTTGCAGTGTCGCCTTGTGAGGCACCTGTAGTTGTCTGTAGCTGAGTTGCAAGGTACTGAGTGAATCCAGCAGCAGCTAGTGTAGTCGTTGGGCTTGCGCCTTCTGGACCAACTGTACTGAACAGAACCGTTTGACCTGAACCGATAGCGATTGCTGTCGTCATAGTCTGGGTTAGTGCCGCGTTAGTCGTCGTAGAAGGTGTTGCGTACGTTGAAGTAACGACACCCTTTAGAGTAAGACCTGAGCCGTACGTACCAGCGGTGTGTGCCCAAAGGCCTGCGCTAATTTGGTTGAATGTTCCTGTAAACTTACCGAATTGATATTTAGTAAAGCTGTTGTTACCAGCTGTAATTGGTGAGCTACCGTATGCAGTAGCGACGTCATCGACGTTCTTCCAGTTGACCTGAGTAACGGCTGTGTTTCGAGTCGTACCTTTTGCAGGGCTTCCTGTAGCGGCACCGTTGTCCTCGTTGAACTCGAATGTTGCAGCCATTAATATAATCTCCTTGGGTTGATAAACCTATTAAACCACAAATTTGACAAAAGAAATAGTCCCTTGCGGGACTAAATCTTTATTGTACTGAACAGCGTATGGCTAGTATAGACTAGGCTTGTGTACGTTGCAAGACAACAGCGTGGTCAGGACGGATAGTCTTAACACCCCAAAGAGTTGAACCAGTGATGATATCAGTCTTTTTAAGGATGTCGCGATCGTATTCGACTTCTGGCTTGATCTGGACAGCTGCGGCAAACGCGCTCTTGTGGAAGAGCATGTTCTTTGCAGAACCACCAGCTTTAGCAACTTGGTTAGTCCAGTAAACTGGAGCACCGTAGATAGTACCAACGAAACCAGGGTTCGCGTCGTTACCACCGTTAGTTACTAGGCCTTCTTTACCAGTCTTCTCGTAGAAGGTGAACTCAGCGAGTTTACGAAGGTCGGCAAGACCAAGTGCGTTAACTACGAGAACACGACCTTCTTGTGGCACGTCAGCTGCGTCAAGCAGTGAGTGCGCGTCGATGATACCGTTAAAGGTTAGGTTGGCAACAGCAGTTTGCTTGTTAGCAGTCAGAACGTTTGTCCATTCAGCCATGATGTCAGTGTCGATAGCTTTCGCAAGAGCGTAGCTAATTTCGCTAACGTATGGTGCACGGAGGTCGTAAGCGGCTTGCTTTTTAAGCATGTCCTGCAATTCAACACCTACACCGAAGTACTGGTCGATAACGAGAGTTTGTTCAACTTCTGTGTTAGCGATAGGAACGATTGGTGAACCTGGTGTGATTGCTGTAGCTGTTAGTGGTGAAATACTTGTAATGTGAACAGTATCACCTTGGTTGAGAACAGCAGACTCAAATTGGTGGTCGATTAGCTTGAGTGCAACAAGCTTAGCACGACGGTTTTCTTGGATATCTTTTGCCCATACTTCTGGGATAAAGACAGCACCTGTGGTTGGGGTTTGTACAGCCATTAAGGTTGTCTCCTAGTGAAATTTATTAGTAAAGATCACCACGTGCAACGGCAGCATCCAACATCTTACGGTGTTCTGGATTGAACGGATCATACTCGTTTTCCACCCATTCAGCGTTGATCTTAGTGTCTCCACTCGCTGATGATGTACTTGCGTGTGCGCTATCCGCGCCTGCTTCTTGCTTCTTCCTCAGTTCTTCCCGCTCTTCACGACGACCAGCATCTCTAGCCGCATCAGAATCGAATGCACCTTCTGCAAATTTTGCTTCGCGTAGTAGACGAGGTAGGTTCTTGGCTAGTTGACGCGCTGCGTCGGGGCCAAAGTCCTCTTTCTCTTTAAGAAGGATTTCCGCCATCTTAGCTTCATACGCACGATCTTCGGGATTTTGGTCCCAGAAATCTTGTTTCTGTTGCCGAGCGTCAAGCAATGCCTGTCGCTTCTCGATGTCTGCGATCCTATCAGTGCCTTCCGGCGCGTATAGGTCTGTTACTTCTTTGTCTAGCTTCTTTGAATTGCCAGCTTCTATTTCCTTGCGCTTTTCTGCTGAGTTCTTTTTCAACTGTGTGAGCAGTTTCTTCTCGTTGGCAGTCAACGTTGTAGGGTCATAGCCTTGGCTCTTTGCGAAAGCTGTAATATCTTCTTCTGAATTGTCGTTTGAACTTTCTTCGGTGGTCGAAGATTTGTCGTCCGAGCCAGAATCGGTAGATTGCTCTGTTGATTCTGTTTCAGTTTCGTTTCCTTCAACCGCTGATGATTGTTCAGTGTTCTTGTCATCTAGTAGAGGCTCGTTTGTGATGCCGCTAGAATCCTGGTCACTGTCGCCAGTAGGGGTTGTTGTTTCCGTCATGGATACTCCTGAGTTAAATTGTGGTAAAGTACAACATTATTCTTCAAGCTATTCGCTAAAAAGTCTAATGTATGTTTTGATAATATCAATACCTGCTCGCCTTTGCAATAGGAAATTCATATATTCGCCAGTGATGGGGTGCTTCTCACCGTTAATGGTTATCGTGCCTTCTGTGGCGTCAGCGATAAGACGCTCACCATTGACTTCCATAAAATTCATCATCTCTTTATATGCGAGAGTCTTACTAAAATCACGCCATTCACCTCGGATGAGGGAGTCTGCTTTAGGGTCTTCGCCGATAACGTTCTTAATTGGGGTTGGCATGTAGCCTCCTTTACATTGTTGGTAGTGGACCGCTAGCAGCGCCGCCTGGGGCTGACATCTGCTGCATCTGTGCATCTATTGGAGGTAGGGACTTAGGCATTGCTTGTCCTTCGGGAGGTAAGAGCTTACGCATCTGTTCTTCCGATACGTCCAGCATTGACTCAAAGTAAAGACGCATGAGTTCTCGTTGGTCAACATAAGGACTATTCGTAGCAAGTTGATGGATAACAGCATACTTCTGGCCCTCTTCGACACGTTGTGCCTTGGTTGTTGATTCGAGTTGGATCTTAGGTTCGTACTCATCGACGTACTCGTTAGGATCGTAGTCTTGCCAGTTCACACCATCTGGACCGACAACACGGACGGCCATTGGTTGAGTGACGAAGAGTTGGATCATCTTGTAGGTGATACGACCGAGTTGAGCAAGGCCTTCGTTCTCGATGGTCGTGTTCTTCGTTGAGAAGCGTTGTCCTGCTTGTGCTTGCTGGGTTTGAACCTCAGTCGCAGTAACGCGTCCTTGTTGCTGAGAGACACCTTGTACGACCTCGTCAGCGGCTGTAGCACGTCGCATCTCACCTTGGATACGTTGCATTTCAATATCAGCGTCTGAACCGATCATCTGTTTCTCAATAGGAGTCAAAGCTCCGGCTGGAATAGGGAAGACTGCACCAGGTAATGATTCAATCTGATCTGCGAGGTGTTTGTACTGAGGGTCAATCTGCCACATGTTGTTAAGCGCATAAGTAAGGTTATCGTGCTTCTGAGAACTGACATCGTTAAGCGCTTCCTGGCGAGGCAAAATAATCTCGACATCACCCTTGGCGTAGAAAAGACTACTATCAACATAATTACGTAGAATTGCAAATGGTAAGAAGCCTTTGATCTCACCGATCTTAACTTGTACTGGTTCCATTGGCATACCATCTTTATCAAGTGATACAGTTTTGGTCTTAGCTTTGCGGCTGTAAGGGTTCTCACCGTTATAAATGACAGTCTCGCGGTTTGCAATCAAGATCTTTTTCTTACGGGTGTAGTATACAACCACTTCGACCTGGTTGTCTTTAGCAGCGTCAGTGTCCAGGGTGCTGCCAAGGAACATTTCTTTTTGCTGCTTGTCTGTCGCATCGTCGTTAGTTGAATTAGCTTTGATCTGGTCTAGGTTCTTGTAGAGAAGTTCCATTTCACCAGTCTCAGGGTTAACGATCTTGCGGTTTTTAAGTTCATCAACAGTTGTGAGGAAACGGTAGCCAGCGTACTTAGGGTAGCCAGCGCTACCTGGTTTGTTCATGTGAGTAGCGGTAGGGTCTACGAAAAAGTCCTGGAGAGGGATGTTGGTGTATTGAACCATGTCGCCTTCCCATGACGCCATCATGATACCGTTACCGTATACGAGCATGTCTTGTCCCCAGTTGAGAGACTTTTGGGTCATGTCATTTTGAGACCAATAGAAATCAACCAAGTTATTGAGGACTTCAGTATCTTGCTTCTGCTCTTCTTTTAGTGGAACGAAGTTGAACTTAGGACGACCGCCAAAGACGTTAGCCTTGACTGTTTCGATAATAGTAAAGGTTTCAGGTACGAAGTCGTCAGACACACCTTCATATCCACGAAGGGTACGAATGCCGTTATAACACTTCCAACAATCGTTCCAGATTCCCTGATAGCTCTTTTTAATGTAGTCACGAGAAGCCGTAAAGTCTGCGATGACTAAGCGTCGGATGCTATCGTCAGCACTTTTCTTATCTACCTCGTTAAGGTTCGGTGTGATGTTTTCTTCGTTCATATAGTCCTACTTTACCATCTTGTGCTTACGTTTACTAGAATGACTTCTTGACGGTTTGACAACTTTGAGGTCTGACTTGTTATTTGCCGACCAGTCGAACATCTGAAGGGCAATAGCCTTGGCAATGATCGTGTCGTCATGTGATCCAACTTCAGCGTTAGTCTTACCACGATCGTCTCGAACGTAAGAGAAGGCTTCCTCAACGAACACAATGTCAGGGTCCATGATGTAACCTTCACGAATAGCTTCAGCTAAGTAGTCAACCATCAGCGGTTTAGTCCGAACGTCAGTCTTCCAACCAAAGCTACTTGTCATCGTCTCAAAGACTTCATCGTAACCACGTTCACGGCGGTAAAGGTTTCGGTAGAATAGGTTACGTAAGCGCTGAACAGTCGTCAGCCCGTGGTTGTTAATCTCAACACCAACGAGTGCATAGCCATAGAAGCGGCCGAGTTGTTCAAGGATAGTACCAAATTGGTCCGGGTCCGGGTGTCCACGGTAACGAGCGACGGTCTTCATGTCGCTTACGCGCACAACGTCAGCTACAGAGTAGTCTCCCTGGACGAGTCCTTCAGCGACGTCTGCACCGATCACGTACTCTTCGTAGTGCTTCGGCATCTCCCATATCTTTAGAAGACCATCTTTTTCTTCATCGACGAATACTTCATGGTTCAGTTCTCGGATGTTATAAGTTTTAGCCTTCACTGTCTGCTTCTCCATGTGAGAGAGAGCCTTGATGTTAAAGACTGTCTGGCCACTCGCGATAAAGGCTTCGTGTGCAGTAGAAGGGTACTCTTGAAGAAGACGTTCCGGCGTGGCGGTAAATTCACGTTCCTTATAGCGACGGAAGCGCATCTTAGCCTGGATCTTATCTTCGGGGATCTGATAAAGGGTATTACCGATCTTGATACCCTCACGCATCAATTCAACAATGTCCACTTCGTCGGGACTAAATTCTTTAATGTCAGCGCCTTCCATTTCGTACTCGGCTTGAATCCACCAAGGGAAGAAGAATGGCTCAAAGACAGTGTCGCCTTTAACGCTGTTCATCCATTCTTTATAGAAGTAGTTACCGCGCCCTTCAGCGGTAGACTCTAAGAAGATCATCGTCCCCGGTTGAACAGGTACTGTTTGGAGTAATGAGGCTACAAGTTCTTCACCATTGTCCCAAGAGGCCACCTCCGAGCCGTGGAGTAGTTGAATGGTGTCCGAACGACCAGCTGAAGTGTTTTTGGCAGTAGCGGTTTTAATGACTGAGTTGAGTCCGACTTGGTTGCCGTTTTCATCTTCTCTAGCAAAACTAAGGTCTGAACGGGTGTCGTATTTACGAGAAGGCTTGAAGAGTGGGTTCGAGTTATCATAGTACCTCTTGAACATGTTATACAGGTTACGACTGGCCACATCCTCGTGGGCAATAATAGCTGCGGTAATATTTTGGTGGGTTGACGTGTACCAGTAGATAAGGGCTTCCACAGCGGTAGAAAGTCCCATCTGACGAGCCTTTAGAATGATAATACGGATAGGCTTTCCCTCTAATAGAAGAGTAAGTACTCGGTCAATCAACTCTTTTTGGGCGATGTTAGGAACAAAAGGTACAATCTTGGCTGATTTGTCCTTGATCCAGAGGTTGTTAGCGGCGTAACGATAGAAATCCTTGCTGATTTCCAGCAGTTTTCTATTCTGTGCTTCGCTTAGTATCAGTTCGCTCATCAATAGCCTTCAATTTCTTTTCAATTTCAGTCTCAATGTGGGTCTGTCCGGGGATTTGTTTCTGGAGTGAGGCCAGGTGACGGTTGACAGTCTCTGATTTGTTCGGCATGTTCTCCCAGTAGTGGAGGTTTTCAGGCCAGATGTACACGATTCGTTTGTTAGGGTTCTTGCTCATGTATGTATAGTATCATATCAGAACATAATTCTCCTAAAAAGAAAAGAAGCGCCTGCGAGGGACACTTCTTATCATTGCGCCTGGATTGTTTCTAACTACTTTGGACTCGGCGGTGTCCTCAGATGGTCGCTAGCTCAACAGTGCGAGTACTATTATAGCTTACTATAAAGATTTTGTCATCTTGTCGGGCATTAGATGCCGTCTCCGATTGTGTTTCGCATGTGTCCTCCTTTAGTGTAGTAGAAACGGTAGGCTGGTTTGCTCAAGTTTCTTGGTTACTTTTTTAGTTGGAAAGTATAAACGTTTGCTCATTAAGTAATTGTGATGACGGCAGTGTCAGTAACCACAGGACCACTTTTGGTAGTCGCAGTAATTGTAGCTGACCCTGTAGCAACTCGGGTAACGAGGCCAGTAGAACTGACGGTCGCCTTTGTTGCATCACTAGTTGTCCAGGTAACTCCTTGGTTAGCTTGTGCTGGACTCACAGTTGCTGTTATCTGTACGGTCGATGCGGCTGCACCAGATGCTGTTTTCGGAGAAACAGTTACCGACGTTGGCTCAATAGTCCCTGCTGAGATGTCAATCATCGTCTGCAAAAACTGTTGGGCTTTAATAGTTGTGAATGTCTTGCTCTTGTAAACTGCAAAGAGTTTGTTATTTAAAAACCATTTGACTTTAACGTAGTTGGCGGTTGCGAATACTACTCGTGCAACATATCCACCATTTGTCAAGTTAGTCTCTAGGGCTAACTTGGCTGCTGGGGTTAGGTCGCTGTAGTTTGAGTCGCCGTTTACGATGCCACCCATTGGTGTTCGTGCATCTTGCTCTCGCTGTACGTTATCGGCCATTTGGTTCTGCCTTCACAGCGTCTTTGTTGTCTGATGTACCGTATGTCTTACCGTCGGTTGCTTCTGAAGCATCACCCACTGGGCCATTAATTAGGCGTTCGCGGCGAGCTTTTACTGAAGCACTATCTTCGGCTGGAAATTGGTCGGGACCAAATTCGCTTCCACCTTTTTCGCGTTGGTTGTGACCTTCTGTAACATTGTTACGGTCACTTGCGTCACCGACTGCGTGAAGACGTGCATCTTGGCGAGCTTGGGCACTTTTACTTAGTGTCGCTTCCTCGTCCTTTAGTGGCGCGTTTTCCTTTGGTTGGCTTTCGCTGTTCTTGGGATTGATCTTTTTCGCTGGCATCTGTATTCTCCTTGAGTTCTTTGAGAGCTTGACGCATCTCTTGTTTATAGTATAACACTCTTTTTGGATCGTTCGGATGTTCTCGTTTGTAAGCTTTAATGCCTAAATCGGTAGGAGCTAGTGCACCATGACCAGTATATCCTATCTTGCGACGCTGTGCTCGGTTAAGCAGGTGCGGCATAACCTTCTTATCTTCAATAGGTCCCATTAGAATGGCATATCCTCAAGCTGTGTGCTTTGATTATCTGATCGGTCGAGCATATAACGTAATACGCGAACCTTCTGGCGGGTTTCCAGGTACATTAAAGCCTCTTTGATGACGTTGATAGCGTTTAGCTCTATATCTCCAGTATCTAAGTATGTAATTGTAAACGGACTACGGCCAACTGTTGAACCTTCTGATCCTCGTGTTGGCTCTCCGGCGTAATAAGCTGGCTGCATTGGGGCATCATAACCCCTTCGTATAGAACTTTCTAGCTCTTCTGAAGCGGCGCGATCTTCTGTATCGTAGACTGAGTTACTGTTCTGTGTATTCCGTGGCATCTTGTTCCTCCTCTATAGGTACACCGTACAATTGGGCGGCAATTATATCTCCCCAGCGGGTACCTTGTTTATCTTCGTTGAGTATAAAGAACTCCTTCTTCTTTCGCCCGAGCATCCCTTTGAGGATAAACCCGTCGCCGTAATTCGCGGTGATCGTCGGCTCTGGTCGTTCAGCAGTCCACGTAATTTGTGGATATTCTCGCCCAAGCATTTCCAGGAGCTTCACTATTCTTCTGCCTTAGTTTGGCCAAATCCCATTTCAACCTTGTCTGATATTTCCACTCCTGAGGCTATGTCCCGCATTAATGCGATAACAGCTTTTAGTTGTGGGTCTCCGACTGAATCCCATAGGATGTCGATCTTAGCAATGAGAACCTCTTTGTTGTTAGCCGTCATTACTTCAGATCTTTCAGCGCGGCCTCGATGTTGACATTGACACTCTGGCTCTTCTCGACGAACAGTCCTTGTAGCTTAGCTAGCAGTTCCAGTGCGCGGAGTTGGTCAGCTGTCTTGTTGGTGTCGTCTAGTGCTGCTTGCTGAAGCTTAGCTGCAATATGCTCTGGACCCAGCTTGACGAGATTGATAAGCTCCCCAGCTTCCTTAATCCAAACCCTACCAACACTAGGAGTAGCGATGATCCGGGAGTAGGATTCAGTGAAACCAGCTTCCATTGCAGATTGATAAGAGTTTCCAAAAGTCGGACTCGAAGGGTCCAAGAATAGTACGAGGTATTTCTCTTGCTGAGGGGTGCCTGTCCACTGGTTAGGGTGGATGTCCTTTTGTTCTCGCATCCCATACTTGACTCCTCTTTTAACACCCATTAGATACCGTCCTCGGTACCGTCATTACTTCGTTGTTTCTGCGTCGCCATCTTTCACCTCAATCTTAGTGACTTTTTTAGAATGTTTAGCGATAAAGTCTTTAACCTCTTGGGGTTCTTCTTTCATCATCTCTTCAAATTCTTCTACTTCAGGAGCGCGATTAGGTGCTTCCTTGACTCCGTTGAAACGATCAGCTGCAACGTAGAATCCGTTATTAACGATTCCAACGATTTCAGATTCGTGAACCTGTACTTTGCCGTCGTAGTCTTGATAGTGCCATTCTTCGTGGTCAATAAAGCCGTTAGCAATGACAAACATTCCAGTTCCTTCTGGGTAAATGGTCGGGGTAGTCTCTTGTACTACAGCGACAAGGCCGGGTACGTATTTCGGTAGATTCACTATAGTCCCCATGTCTTTGCTTTAACTGCCCACATTTGAGCTGTCTGTGCTTCGGTGATAGCGATAGATAGAAGGCGTTTCTTTTCACCGTCTTGCGTTTCATTGCGGCTCATGTCAAGGTCGTCGATAATATCAGCGTACTGTTGTTTAACAACTTGTACTGAAAGATTGCCACTCGGGTTGAAAGTAACACCAGCAGCTTTCTGGCCGTAGGTTAGTTCTTGCGGTTCGTCGTTCATTGTTCTCCTGTTCTAGTTATGTTCTATTTACTACCATAGTTTACCACCAACCACGGGTATATACAAGCAATGTGAGCTTTTTAACATTATTTTAAGCCGCTTGTGTATAGAATAGTCTTACTAGTAACGAAAGTTGCTAGTGCACCGCTCTGTCGGCGTCATGGCAGCTATATCAAGGTAGTTTCCTTTCCCTTGTATAGAAAAGAGTTCGGTAGGCTCGGGGAATGCAGCCGCCCTTTATCTAACCTCGGGGGCGGCTATTCCTTTTACGTGGGTGTAACTTGCGGTATGCACGGAGCTTTAGTGACTGCTCGTCGGGGTCCTGATCTACTCGGGAATCCGAGAAAGCGATTATTTTTTTCATGTCATCCTCTTCGAGGGCGAACAAATCAGACTCATTAATATTAATCTTCCGTAGGTACTCGTAAATTGCGGTGTCGGTCATTTCGTAATTTCCTGCTTACTTCTCTCCCTTCAGCGCTCCACTTTAGAAGCCAGACGGGTTTATTTTTCTTCACACGATTCTTGAGCGTACTATTCTTCCAGCGGAATCTGGTCTTTGGCATCTTTGCTCCTCTCTTGGGTAAGCTCTGCGATGTAGTTATCAAGTTGTGACTTCAATGTAATCCGTACAGTCTCGTCTCCGATAACCATATCGGTTTGAGGTACGTTCTTTAGTGCTTCCCTTACCGCCTGAGCTGTATGGAGGGCTATCGCTTCATCGACAATCTGTGCAGCCTTGGCATATCCCATTTCCAGGTGCATAGACTCACGATAATGTCTCCGAACCAATTGCACTATGTCCATTAAAGAAGGCTTGATAGATTCTTTCCGTAGGCTCTCTTGCTCTGGGTGTGTGTTGGTGTCAGGCATTAGTCTTGCGTCCAATCTGGGTACGATTCATCATTCACCCTATTAATTTCAATTTGAGTATCAATATAATCATTAGTCTCAACCTCATTACAGTTGCCACAATTACCGCCACGCAACTTTGTACCACAATCTTCACAATAGCTACTCATTATCTGTTTCCTCCTTCTGTAATTCAGTGATACGAGCTTCTACTTCTTCGGTAAAGCCACGTATGTATCTGCTTCCGCCATCAATTTCATTCCAATATTCACTACCCTTTAGCTTTTCCAGCTCATCAATACGTGCAGCCTTTACTTCTTTAGCTACGTGTTGGTTGATAAGCTTTTCCAATGCATTAATGTGCCTGGTTCCGACGTTATTTGGGAGGTAATACTGAAGTTCATCGGGATATATATTTAGACATTCGCCGATTTCCCTCCGTAGCTCTTCATTGGTTTCGGGGTTAGTAGTTGGCATTACTGTCTTCTCTGGCCAGTCATCATCATTACGTCGGCTCATTATTTGTTCCTCTTGCGTTTAATTGCGTTCTGTATGACTAATAGGCCCACTGTCAAAAAGCCAATGAAGGCGATAGCAGCTACTATCAAACAAACCACTATACCAAGACCCCAAAAGAATCCGTCCATTACTCCCCCTTCAATTCATGGTACTCAGCCCAGAGGACCTGAATCTGTGCGTTCCACTCATAGACCTTACGGCTTTGAGACTCAGCGTCCTGGTTGTTGGCAATCTCTTCTCGTATCAGTTCATTAATGCCATCAATTTCAGCACGGATACCAGCTCTACTACGGCCAATAAGATGGTCAGGGAGTTTCTTAGCCCCAGTGGGGATTCCTTCGTTGCCCTGGGGAACCCACATATCGCCGCCAGCCTTAACCTTATTCATAAGCTCATCCATTTCACTTGGTGCGGCGACAGACGTCATACTAATAAGTGTTTCATTCATGTCTTTGGCGTGGCCGAGGTCCCGATTCAAAGCAGCCCCCAAGAGGAGACTCCCCATCATACTAATACTTCGTTGATCTTCTTTCGCGCGTACCGCAATGGCTTCGTACAGTTCATCGCTAATCCTTAACATCTTACTCATACACACAGTGTAGCATAATGTATGCACTTTGTACACAGCTTGTATCGTATATACCTTTTTGAAAGACCCCCCCTGAGATTTTTTGTAGGCATGTTATTAGGTATGGCCTGCGAGCATAAACGCATATCCCACGCCCCGCCGCGCCACACCGCCAGGCTCCACGATTTAGTGTCCACCCGCCCCCTCCCCTACCCCCCCTCACCCCTGTAAAAACAAACAAACACACACATATATTAACCCACACATGTACATGGTATGATATGCCATCATGTAAGGCCCTGTATGCCCATGCACACACGCATAATGACCATGGTATCAGCTATCACACATAGCCTAACGTCGTACAATCTATGTTGTGCGACATAAGAAGGGGTAATGTGAGGGTCATATGGGTAGCACTATGGGTAATCTAGGGGCTATAACAGGGGTCAGATAGGAATGTGTATGGCTATTACAGAAGGTGGATGAGTGAACGTGACGGAAGAACAATATAGAATCGTACTTTCGAGTACTATGCTGGTGCTCTGCACTCTACTAGTCTCTTAGTCTCCTATACAAGGATTACACCTAGGACCAGGCAATCACGGCCGATTTTATCCCCTTTGCTTCGCCTACTATATGAGTGCTACGTTACTATCTACTGTGATGCTCCTATGTTTACTACATGTAATGACCAACCAATATTAGACAATCAGGGCGGATTTATGTCAAATTAACCCTTCTCAGCCTGTGGATAAGTCAATAAGATTTCATGAATTATATGGGTTTACAATGGTTAAGGCTTGGCGTATAGTTAGACATAGCCAAACGGCCTACCGCAACTTAAAAACACAGCGCACACGATCAACATAATAACCGCTCTATAAATAACCTTACACTCATACTTAGTGAAGACAACCTTAGAAATTATATAGTTGACAAATAAAGCGCCGTGAACTAAGATTGAGATAGCTCGAAAGGCTAACACATTAACAACTCGACAACCATCACTGACTAGCATGATAGCTATGAAGGGGGACAGGAAGCTAGCAAGCAACCTTAGATAACCATCAGTGATGCACGTTGATTCAGTACAGTATATTGATAGATTGATAACGATAACAAATGAAGGACACTATATGACATACGAACCAACAGCAACCAAACGATACCAGTACCGACGTGCAGGATTAGTAACGATTAAGAGCCAACCATCACAGCCTACAAGCTGGGGCGGATTTGCACTGATCGTCATACTAACAGCAATGTTACTACTACCAGCACTGCTAGGGCTAAACTAATGAAGACTGCAATTATATTGACAGTAGTAGCACTGTTTGGAGCATTACAACTATTACATGATATAGCTGAGGCTATGCCAGTACGAGTACCATCAACCCAGCAAACTCTTGAAGTGTGTAACAAAGCGCATAACGAGATCAACGCTGAGAGTGAAGTGCTCTGTGGTCAAATGCAAGACCAAACAGGGACACAATATGGTTGTGACATCAACGGCCAAAATTGTTTCTTAAAAAGATAGCGTTATCGCTATCAATCTATCAATATACGTTCAGTATTATCATGGGCACATAAGAGAAACGGCCGAGCAATCGGACTTCGTATCCTAAACAGTGTAAGTCTAATCTTGTGTGTTCAGAGTACCAATATGAGTGTGGCGAAAGCCCTAGTACAGACGTGAAGCGAGATTGTAAGCAAAGCTATTGCCGAGCGCACCATCCAGCCACTATGCAGTTGTCGGGATGCGTAACCACATTAGCTCATTGCGGAAACAGTCGAGGAGCGTGTCGGATCACTATTTACTTAGCCCGACAATCAACGTGCCTAGTGTGGGGTAGTACCACAACAATAGATCAGTAGCTTTAAGTTAGGCCTGATCCCCTCGACCCATGATAATACTGAACTTTGATGATACCCGTACCCCCGGCTGTTCGATTCAGTCCTTCAAACCTGGAAGCAAGGCCAGGCTCAAGATGGGTCAAGGGCGCGAGTGTTATCAAACACAACTGGTAGGTGTAGTGTTGCCCTTTGGGACACTGAAAGGCGCATAATGTGGGTCATGCAACGGCACAAAGGCTAACACTTTGCTTATCAGGCAATATAAAGTAACAAATGTAAAGGGGTAACGGGACATGTTTGAAGTATTTAACTGTAGCACAGGAAAAGTAGTACAACATTGTAAGGACGCCAAAGAGGCACACATAGCAAAACAACAACAAGAACTAGCACACGTCTGGATTGACGGGACTAAGTTCAGTTTTAGGAGCATGGATGAGAGTGATAGTAGAGAGCTTAAACGCCGACAACAAGCCCGTCGTGTACGAGCAAGAGGTGGAAAGCTTCACCGTGTTGACCGCTTTCGATTTGCTGGCTAATTTTGCCGCTGATAACGAGAATAATAACATTAAGAGGATATATATAGAAGATGAATAGATACACAATTGCAGCATGGCTACTGAGCCTACCCGTACTGTACATATTGATGACGGCGATGATGGGGGCAGAATACACAGACACACAGCTAGGGGCGACATTTACTTACGCAATTTTTCCGATTTGTGCATGGTTCATAGCTCTACACATGTCTGAAAAGAAGTACCCACGGCGATGAAAATAGTAGAGAAGCGCAAGATCAATAGCGATATCTGGACCTGGTTACTGTTTACAGTAGTCTGGGCATTTATAGCATTCATCGCATACAACACAGGATATAAAGACGGACGGGATAACGTTCAATCATTAACAGGAAAGGTAACAATCAATGACAGGCATGATGCCCGACAAAACTAAAGAGGAGTACGAGAAACTATTTGTTTATGGTATCTTCCTCGGCGAAGGAATGCGAAACGCATACGAAATGAAGAACCCAAGCTATAGCACCGTGCCACAATACGTGACCGTTGGTGAAGGTATCGTACAAGCCGTTAAGGTGGACGCTAAGGGCGTTGCACTCACAGGATTACTTGTTGATGTACCCAAGAGTGTATGGCCACGACTGGACCGCTTAGAAACAGGCTACAGTCGCGTCAGAGTAAAGACACACGGCAACACAACGGCATTCATGTACGCAGTTGCTAACGACGGTGGCTACAACCACAGCACAGTCAAATCATATTAAAAACAGGAGGGCATACAAATGAAACCATTTCCACGAGAAGCAGACCTTAAAGCGGTCCGACACATTGGTATTGAAAGTGAGCTATTAGTAACCACGGGTAACTATCAGCGAGTCACCCAAGCCGTACAGAATAAGATCAACAAGCGAGGCATGCTACAAAGTGTTGGCATGGATGGCGGGGGGCGAGAATTTAGGACTCAACCGATCAGTATCAAATCATTACACCAAGTAAGGGGTGCTCAGTATCTTAAAGAATACTTTGACATGCTAAAGAGCATGACGAACGTGATAGAAAGCGGCGGAACTCACCTGCATATCTCAGTGTTAGACAGTGACCACCCAAACATGGAAGCAAACGCAGTCGCACTCGGTGTATCATTCTTTGAACAGTTCCAAAAGATTAGCGGACGCAATACTCACTGGGCTGACGATTTCTCCCGGCACTTTGGAACTGAACGCAACATTGAATCAATTACAGACTACATATCACGATCAAAATCGGGCGGACGTAGAGCTTTTTACTGTAAAGGTAGCATGATCGGACCAACAACACACCAAACGCTAGAGTTTCGAGGACCAAAGGGCAGTAATGATGCTGATGAAATCCTAGCATGGGCACAGTTTGTAGAGAACGTGGCCAAGGTTGCTAACCGCGAAAGCGTACACGGTGTTGAATTCCGCGAGCTACTCGAAGGTGAGCGCATTAGTGCTTACGTCGATAAGCTACCGCGTGATCGTAAGATACGTGTTAAAGATCTACGAAAGAAGCTGGACACAGCCCACCTATAACATAATACTTCTGTCGAAAGGAGAACATAAAACACATGGCAATTAAATATCAATCAGCTATCAAGGCTATTCAAGATGCAGGATTTACTCACATCAAGGTAGAGCTTGAAGGACACCTAAGGCGTGGAAGTCGTGGCGTAGTCGATGGCTACCACCTCGGCGATGACGACGACTGTGAAAGGTTCCTCAAGGATCAATTATCAGCTGAAACAAAGCGTAAGATAAACTACATGCGCTTTTACAATGATGGATCAGTAGACAGCGAGGTAACATTCACCCTACCCGTTCAACACTCGGAGATTATTGTGGAAGTAATCCAAGCCTGGAATCAACTAGTAGAGGCTAACGGTGGAACTTGTGACGTTAATGGAGCAGGCATGCACATTGCAGTCCTACCAACAGCGACATATCCCTCACCCGGTCAATTGCCAGCTGATAAGGTTCGAAACTTTAAGAGTGAAGTGACAAAACTACTACCAGCACTGTATATTGCAGCAACCAGTGGTGATTTCACCCGAGGTCTACGATTCCGACAGGCAGCAGTAAGCTCAGGAACTAAGTATTCAGCTATCTACTTGCGTAACGACGCATCAATTGAATACCGACTGTTTGAGACTTGTTACCAACGACCCGAGGCAGTGTTTGAATTTATCGGAGTAATTGCCCGTACACTTGAGTACTACACCGACCCGACCAAGAAGGTTGAGTCAACTGGTGAAGTGTTCAGTATCTACGAAGGTGAAGGACTAAAGGGTTACACCTCCTTCTCGACTCAGATCAAGATTCTTAAACGCCAATTCAAATACGTTCAGCCAGAAGGTATGACGGTCCGTGAGTTCATGGAATGCCGAAATATCAACCTCACATTAAAATCAACGAGGGAAAAGGAGGCCGGACGCATAGCAAAACTCAAGCTATCGTACCAAGAGCGCAAGAAAGCTCATGAAAAAGTACGAAGCGAACCGCTTAATCAGTTTCATCTGGATAACATCGAGTACTGGAAAAGCGTTGAACCGAACCACCCGGAAGATTTTTACTGGGAGCGCGTTACTGGTCACAAGGCAAAGATTGAAACGGAAAGAGCCTATATTGATAATAACTTAGTCACGAGTAGTGCAATCGCTACCGTGAGAACATAGGAGCACCATTATTTGTGGATTAGTATATGCTAAAAGTCTATCTGGCAATCATGACGTCACGAAGATCGTCCTTAATCGGTTTGAGACTCAACGACAACGTGGTACTACCAGCTTTGGCTTTTACCTACCAACACAAGACAAATTAGTTCACAACATTAAAGAAACTCGCATCAAGGCGCTTCTAAAGAGGACCCGAGGCGAGAACATGGAGGTAATGTTCCACCACAGGTATGCAACATCCACCCCGGATGTACGCAATGCCTGTCACCCATTCAGTACAAAGGATCTTTTCGATCACGAGTATATCGGGATGCACAACGGTGTTATTAATAACCCTTGGCAACTCAAAGCGATGCACGAAAAGCAGGGTGTTAAGTACGTCAGCTTACAACCGAAGAATACGAGTGGTATTGAGAAGTTTAACGACTCTGAGGCACTACTATATGATCTAGCTAACTACTTTGAAGGTAAAGTCGAGAAGCTCACAGCTTACGGCAATAACGCCTTTATCGTAACCAAGGTAGATGCAGAAGGTAAACCAGTCACACTATACTTCGGACACAATACGGGCAACCCTCTTGTAATGAAGAAGAGCAAGACAACCATGGTGATTTCGTCACTCGGTGATGGTAAACCTGTCCCACCAAACGTACTGCACAAGTTCGATTACAAGACAAACCAGATCACCACTGAACCAATGGAGATTCCTCTTTTTTCCTCCTATCAGTCAGCCAGTGTCAACCACACGACTGCTAAACCTGGCTTTGGGTCTGGCTATAGGAGTGGCGGTGCTGGCCGAAACGCTAACCGCTTTCCACAGTACGAAGACGACGACTTCGACTGGCAAGCATGGCAAGCGGACCAAGACCGAACAATCGACGCTAGGATTCGAGCTAATCGACGAGCCAACGAAATTGTTGACGAAGCCTTCGAGAGGCACGGATTTGGAGAGTATACTGAAAAACTCGATGACGGACTAACCGACGAAGAAGAAGACGCAATGTTAGAAGCTGCTTTGCAAGAGCTAGATGCCGAAGAACGCCAAGAATACGCGGAAGATTACTTTGGCTATTCTAAAGGCGAGTTCGTTATCCGTGCTGGCACACAGTCGCAAATCATGTCTCAGATTCTCACCGAAGCAGAAGGCAACCTTCACAAGGCAATGCAAAAAGCCCGTGGAGAACAAGCCGGAGCATTAGAAGAAGTTGACCGTCTTAACGATATGAAACTTGACTCTGATGACGAGAAAGCGCTTGAAGCTATCAGCTACTACAGCTTGATTAGTGACTATGCAGTCAGTCTATCGGAAATCGGTGACGAACTGTTACGACTTGCTCAATTGGAAGCAGACAAGGAGGACAAAGGCGCTGACGCCCTCTTGTTTCAAATACCAGCGAACCTTAAACCAACCAGTAAAAACCTCACTGCATAGAATAGGAGAGATAGCTCATGAAAGATTACGATTATCACAGCCTGTTCTATTACGAGATACTGGCAAAGTTACAGGAGTACAGGGACGGGAGCGGGCAACCACTGTCTGGACCAAAGAAAGCAAGCAAAGAGTTCGAGTTTTCGGTGGCATACCTGCCGAAGACAGAGCGGTTCCGATACAATTACCTACGAGATAAGTTTGTTGCTGAACGTGACAAGCTGCTAATCGCCCATAAAGGTGACCACTATATCGTCCTGATGCGCGTAGCACGTCACGAGGATAAGGCGATCTTATACAAGAAAGCCATGAAATACCTCTTCGGCAAGAATATCGTCGTCGCACAACGTGAGCTGATCGGCATGATGGAAAAGTTCTATGATCTTACCATCGCCCCAGGCTCATCAGGTCTTACGAAGGTAGACTTCGGACGTACACACGAAGAAGAGAACAACTACAACGTTGACTACCCCTTCCAAAAAAAGGAAGTGGCTGAGCGTCGTTTCAACCCCTATGATGGCCTCGGCACAATCAGTTTTTAGGCGTTTGATCGACCAGTACATCAGATAATCACGAGGGCGGAGGTAGGGACCCTATAAACATTACTCAGTCGTTGACGAAAACTATAGTCGTTATAGGTTTATGGGGCGTGATTCATCAAAGCTTGCAGGATATTCATCGCTTGGTGGGTATCTTGCAAGTGATTCGCAATTATTAAAGAAAGGAGGGCGTATGCCAATATCAATCAATATAACAGACGATCTAGTAGACTTTGGATTTGGCTACGTGCTCAACCGAAGAATGTCAGACACTGATTATATCCATCGGCTATACAACATTATGCTTAGCGATCCGCGATTCGGACCTGAACAAATCCAAGAGATCAGACAGGCCATAGCCCCTCTGCTCGGTGAAGCCGAAAACAGAGAACGACAAGAACGTCACCAACAGCTTGAACGTGAAATGCGGGCAAGAGCTATGTATGACATATCTCCCGGACAGATATATCGCTACAACCGAGGCGAGGCTATGATGGCTGTCGATATGGTTGATTCTGATGGTATAGAGCCACCTCAAAGAGTTGAGATTGATCCTTCGATGTACGAGCGTTGGACTATTTCTCCTCCTGTTAGAAGTAGCTTCCAAAGTGGACGAACTTGCTCAGAAGCTCAACAGCTAGACGTTTGGCGTAATGAAAAGGGCAGCGTCAAAGCAATTGATAAGATGACCAAACGAGATCTCAAGAACGCTGTCAAACAATTAGAAGACGGCTGGACCTGCGCCGGGCAGCAGCATAAGATCGTTTCATTGAAGCGGGTATTAAAGGAGAAGTACAATGTTTAAACGTGGTGACATGGTAATAGTAACCCTTGGACAATCTGGTTTCGGCTGGGGCAGCCAAATGGACCACATGCCAGACAAGCCCCGGCGAGTTGTCAGTCCGACTAAAGTCACTAGCACGGGAACCTACTGTGTGATGGTAGATGACGGTACGGGCAATGAGTGGGCTTTCTACAATACCGACCTGATACCAGCATCACTACCTGTTGAACAGTTCTTTTACGAAGGCGATGCCTGGAGCATTGATAAAATGACCAAAGCACAACTAATGGTTTGCATTAGAAAGTTGGAGCGCGGTGAAGAAGACTGGCAGGCGAGCAAAATCGTATCACTCAAACGAGTACTGGAGGAAAAACGTGCCAAGTAAGACATTACACAAGACAATCCAGATCAGAACAGGGTACGACTATATGGGTTGGTACTGGGATAGGACCAATATCCGGGCAATGCTACGCAGACAATATTACAAGGAAGAAAAGATCCAACTAAAACACAAGCACCTTGAATATTGGATTGACTTAGACGGAAAAGGTGTTCTAATAACTGAAGTATCAGATCACGTTCTCAATAAGGCGATCGAATGGCTCGAAAAGGGCTATGTCTGCTGGGGACAACAAGCCAAGATAATCACTCTTAAGAAAGAAAAGGAGAGACGAGATGCCAATAAGTAGCGCTAACGACTTTGCACAATCAGAGACAATGCGCACCATGGGTGAGTATTTCGCCCGGCAATACCAAAACGCGGGACCAGCTAGGTATTCTAACCGCTTTTTCTTTGGTGAGAGCAGGTTTGAACGGCCAGACACACCAATGACGGCAAAAGATTGCCCGGTGGACTCATGGAAGACGTCTGAGGGCAAGAAGATCAAGATTGTGAAGCTCGAAACGCCTCACTTGGCCTCGATCGTAGCCCTTTTACTAAGGAACGAGAAGGACGGGAAGAAAAACCCGCAACGAAGCAAGATAATTTCACTCAAAAAAGAGCTGGTAAAGCGCTTATCGGAGTGATAAAGTGGTAAGCATGACAATTAACCTACCGAATTTGACATGGGGAAGCCAATATGGTATTATTTCCCTATCAAAGCTTGGTAGTTTTGAGTCATCTAAAGAGAGCCACCCTTCCGCGTAAAAACGGAGGGGCTTTTTAGTTCAACAAACCATCTCGCGGGCTTCTCGATCTACCGTTTCACCTAAATCGAACCGTCGCCTCTACTAAAATACCTCGCTCTGACCTACCGCCCGTCAACGAGGTCTCTGGTGTGGAGGGGACAAACATACAGTTATACGCCAAGGGGGGTAAGAGTCCCGAAAGCAGAGGACTG